CAGCTTTGATGAACTAGAAGTAACCGCTATGGGCGATACTGCTCATAAGTTTACTAAGGGTCTAGAGGCATCAACAATCACATTAGATCTATTAAACGATACAGCTGCATCAGGTGCTAACGCAGTAACTGCAACCTTAGCAGCAGCCTGGGGTACTACAGTGCCACTAGTTATCAAGCGCAGCAGTGCAGCTATAAGCACTACAAACCCAGAGTATCAAACTACAGTTTTGGTAAACAATACCCAAGACCTAAATGGTGCTGTTGGTGACATCTCAACACAGAGCATTACATTTACTTGTAACTCAGTTATAGTAGTTGACGTAACACCTTAATTAAGGAGTAATAATGGCAAAGCTAAAGATAACAAGGGCTAATGGCGAAGTATCTGAACACAAGATTACGCCAGGTGTCGAGTACGCTTTCGAGTTAAAGTACGGCGCAGGAATTAGTAAAGTCCTACGTGACCACGAACGGCAGACTGAGATTTACTTCTTAGCGCATGAGTGCTTACGTAGGGCTAACGTAACTGTACCTATATTTGGTATTGAGTTTATTGACAGTTTAGAAACTGTTGAGGTATTAGACGAAGAAAAAAAATAGTACAGCGTGACTCCATTCTCTATACAGTGGCTGCTTTAAGTGTAGAGACTGGGATCGCGCCTAGTGAGTTTATTAACATGGATACAGAAATGCTACGGGCTATTATTCAAGTGTTAAGCGATAGATCTAAGGAGATGAAAAATGCCAGTAAACGTCACAGGCGTTAAGCAACTTCAAAAGGCTATGAAAGACGTAGACAAAAACCTAAACAAAGAAATGTCAAAGAATATAAGGCAGGCTATGTTAATTGTGCGTAATCGGGCACGTGGCTATTTACCACAACAAAGCGAAGTGTTAAGTGGCTGGGGTAAAGGCACTGCATCAATAGATACAATTAAAGAACCAAAAAGATTATTTCCACCTTATGATTATAATCTAGCAAAAAGTGGAGTGCAATACTCTGCAGGTCAAAATAAAGCAAACAATAAAGGCTTTAGAGCTGCATTTTACGTATATAACAATTCTCGGTCAGGCGCAATCTTTGAAACAGCAGGTCGCCTAAATAGACCTAGAGATAATAAATCATTAAACCAGAATGCACCAGCACAGTTTAATTCTGCAGCTGAAATGCTATCAAGCATGAAGGGCCAGGGCATGCAACGAGGTCGTGTGATTTATCGTGCATGGGATGAGACTAAAGATATAATTATTCCAAAGGTAGTTAATGCTATTGACACGGTAGCCGTTAAGTTTAAAAAAGACACAGAACTTAGAAAGGCTGCATAGTGCCTAATTTAATTGTTAGCGCAGTCAGCACCTTTGATAACAAAGGATTAAAGAAGGCTAAAAAAGAAGTAAGCACCTTTGAAAAACAAATAAAGAGTTTTGCTAAAGTCTTTGCTGCAGCGTTTAGCGTTAATGCCCTGACCAATTACAGCAAAAAAGCAGTACAGGCATTTATGGCCGATGAAAAGGCCGCTAAGTCTTTAGAAGTACAATTACGTAATACAGGGTTTGCATTTTCAGCACCAGGAGTAGAGCAATACATATCAAGGCTACAAGGGTTATATGGCGTATTAGATGATGAGTTGCGCCCAGCCTTTCAGCAATTACTTACAGCTACAGGATCAATAACTAAAAGTCAAGATGCATTACAAACAGCACTAAACGTAAGCGCAGCAACAGGCAGATCACTTTCTGAAGTTAGCGCAGCTTTAACACGAGGATTTTCAGGCAACACAGCAGGTCTTAGCAGATTAGGTGCAGGCATAAGTAAAGCCACGCTTAAGACTGGCGACATGAATAAAATCATGGAAGAGCTTAATAAAAAGTTTGCTGGTCAAGCACAAGCCCGATTAACTACTTATGCTGGAAAAATGGATCTGTTAAAAGTAGCTAGCGAAAATGTAAAAGAAGAAATTGGCAAAGGTATATTAGGTGCGCTTGACGCATTAGGCAAAGATACTAATATTGAAGATACAACTAAAAAGATGGAAGAATTAGCCAAGCAAACAGGCGACAGTATTACAGGCTTAGGAGTATTCCTTAAAACTTTAAGCGATATACCGGGTATTGGTTTTATAGGGAAATCCTTTTATGAAACAAGCGCATTAGGATTATTGGCTAGGCTTGGTAAAGAAAACAGACCAGCCAGAGAATTGCCAGCTAACGAACAACGCAGCGCAGGCCGTATATCTAGTCAGCAATTTAGAATAGAAATTAGACAGAAAAAAGAATTAGACAGACTAAGAGCTTTAGAACTAGCAGCGTTAAAAAAGAAAACAGCTGTAGATCAATTACAAGACAAGTTTGACCTAGAGCGCATAGGTTTAGCGGCTGCACTAAACGCTGCAACTGATGAAGAGACTAAGTTACGCATTAAAGCACAATTAGCCATATTAGACAATAACGAGGCTTTGGCTAAAAAGATATTAGAAGAAATGAAAGCGGCAGAAGCAGCCAAGGCGCTAGCAGACGCAGCCAATAAAGCAGCAACCGCTTTAGGCACATTCGATCCTGCTAGATTTAGAATGGGTGAAAACAAAGATTTAGGAAATGATGTAGCACAATTATTAGCAGCTTTGGCAGCGATGCAAGCTTTGTCCGCTGGAATGATACCTAAAGGTTTAACAGGTGGTACTGCTAAAGCCGCTGAGACTTTATCTTATGGTCAAAGTTATTCAGATATATCACAGGGCACACTAGGTGGTTCAGTATTTGATCCATCATTTGTAAGACGTGGTGAGTCAAAAGACTTGACAATAACTGTAGATGTATCACAAACTGGCGATAGATTCGCAGCACTAATAGCAGAGAGTTTACAGATAGCCCAGAAGTCTGGTATCTCGTATGGTATTGCTGGCGGCTTGTAATGCCAATACCTGTAATAAATGCTGTAATTAACTTTAGCACTGGGCCTAGTTTTGCTCAGGCTATGATATTAGATACAGGCATATTAGACACTAACGTATTAGCCGATAGCGCAGCTGTAATTGTAGACGTATCAAATCAGATTAACCGCATAGAAACTAACCGAGGCCGTAACGCATTTATTGATGAGTTTCAGACTGGCACACTTACATTACGCATAGTAGATCAGAATGGCGACTTTAACCCCCAAAATGTTACTGGCCCGTATTTTAATTTATTAACACCTATGAAAAAGGTGCAGATTACTGCAACCTATAGCGGGGTTACCTATCCTATATTTTCAGGATTCATAACAAGCTACGTAACTACATACCCAGACGACTCTGGTGAAGATTTAGCCATGACAACAATACAAGCTGTAGACGCATTTAGATTAGCGCAGAATGCACAAATCAGCACAGTTACAGGTGCTACTGCAGGCGACTTATCAGGTACACGTATAAACGAGATATTAGATCAAATCTCATGGCCAGCGACTATGCGTGATGTAGATGCAGGGCTTACTAGTATGCAGGCGGATCCGGGCAGTAACAGAACAGCACTGCAAGCTTTAACTACTGTAGCCAATTCAGAATATGGCGCACTATATGTAGACGCTAGTGGCTCATTTGTATTTCAAGATAGAGACGTTACAGCTGGATCTATTGGCGGCACACCTACAGTCTTTGCAGATAATGGCACAGGTATAGATTACTTTGATGCTAGTTGGATTCTTAACGATGTACTTGTATTTAATAAAGCGACTATTACTAGGACAGGTGGCACAGCGCAGGTAGCCCTAAACCAAGACAGCATAGACAAGTATTTCTTACACAGCTATTTCTTAGACAACCTACTTATGGAAACCGATGCTGTAGCCCTAGATTACGCACAGGCTTATGTGGCTAGTAGAGCTGAGACCAGCATCCGAGTAGATTCTATAGTCCTAGACCTATACACCAACAATTACAATAGCGGCATTATTGCAGCCCTAGACCTAGACTTTTTTGATCCTATAAAGGTAATTACTACACAGCCAGGCGGATCTACCCTAGAGAAAACATTACAGATTTTCGGTGTACGCATGAATATATCACCGAATAGTTGGCGCACTACGTTCACGACATTAGAGCCAGTCATAGACGCATTTATCCTAAATGATACGATTTATGGCACTTTAGACTATAATGTCCTAAGTTACTAGGGAGTACAAATGGCAGCAGGATTAGGTTTTAAGACGTTTACAACTGGTGAGGTGCTGACTGCAGCCGACACTAATGGTTATTTAATGCAAGGCATTCTAGTCTTTGCAAGTGCAGCAGCTAGAGATTCAGCAATTACATCACCAGAAGAAGGACAATTTGCTTATCTTAAAGATACAAACGTAACTACATATTACACTGGCAGTGCTTGGGCTAACGTAGATACAACTGGCATGACTAACCCAATGACCACTACTGGCGATACAATTTATTCTTCAAGTGGATCTACACCAGCAAGATTAGGAATTGGTAGCACAGGACAAGTATTAACTGTTGCAGGTGGTTTACCGAGTTGGGCAACTCCAGCAGCCGCCGGTGGTATGACTTTGATTTCTGAAACAGTATTAAGCGCAAATTCTGGATTAAATTTAACTTCTATTCCAGGTACTTACAAACAATTATTACTTTTGTGGTTTGGCGTAAAACATAGCGCCAATGGAAGTACTTTTAATTTAAGATTAAATAATGATAGCACCGCGTCAATTTACCAACATGCTCAATGGGGTCAGACGACCAATACTGTAACAAATGATAGAGGTGACTATTCATCTATTGGATTAAATGGCGCAGCACCTTTTGGTGATGATGCTAGTGAAGCGCCAATTTATCAAAGCGCTTCTGGAGAATTTCTAATTGATAATTACGCAAGTTCAACCAAAACTAAAGCATTTTTCGGGCGTTGGACGTATAAAGATAACGCCGCTAATGCGTCTATGTATGGTCAGTTAATCGGTAGTTATAACACAACAACAGCAATAACTTCTGTTGATGTTGTTAGAATGACTGGTACAGCAACTTTAACAAATCAAACAAACACTTCCGTCAGATTGTATGGTATATCATAATGAGTAAATTAATTGTAAATGTAGCAACAAACGAAACAATTCAAAAAGAATTAAGTAAAGCCGACAAAGACCAACAAGAAATCGATGAGGCTAATATTGCAGCAGCAAAAGCAATAACAGATGCTAAAGCCGAACTGAAGGCAAATGCTAAGGCGGCAGCCGAAGCTAAATTAGCAGCACTCGGTTTAACTACCGATGATTTACGCGCTCTAGGTTTATAGCCAGTAAATGAAGCCTTGGCTTTGTGCAGCTGGTACACAGTTAAGAGATCAGATTGATACCTGGTACCCAGATCGTCGCACTACCAATTGCGGATGGTTGGGCGATGCTCGTCATGCCACCAGAAAATCGGATCATAATCCAGACACAAATGGGTGTGTACGAGCCATTGATGTGGATTCTCGCTTGGATTCATCCGAAGGGATCTCAGTATATTTGGCTGACCAGATCAGAATCTGTGCAAAGACCGATAAGCGCATATCTTACGTAATCCATAATGGCATGATTGCTAGCAAGATACTTAATTTTAAGTGGCGTAAATACAAGGGCTTTAACAAACACACAAAGCACATGCATATCAGCTTTACAAAGTTAGGCGATAAAGATAGCAAGCCGTTTGATATACCACTACTAGGGGGTAACATATGAAAATAAGCAATAAGCAAAAGGCAATACTTAAATCATACTTTAGGGGTGTGCTTGTATCATTCTTAACATTCTTAGCAAGTAATGAGCTAGGACTAGATCCAGTTATATCAGTGGTAGTGGCCGCACTTGCAGGCCCAGCAGCTAGGGCTTTAGATAAAACCGATGATGCTTATGGCCTCGGTGCAGATGAAGCATGACACCGGGCGAGTGGGTCGCTTTAGCCGTTGGCGTATGCGCCGTATGTACAAGTTTATTAGTGGCTCTACGTTGGGTTATTAAATCTTACTTAGCAGAACTTAAACCTAATAGTGGGTCAAGTTTGTACGATGCCATTTCTCGCATTGACGAAAAAAGCACGAGACTTGAAGAGCGTGTCGATGATCTTTATTCTTTAATAGTTAAGCGACAATTATAGTATGGCAGATACAAGGCGTAAGCGTAAAAAGATAAATAAGCGCGTGGTGCGTAAATCACCTGAGCCATTATCTAAGTTAGATCAGCATTATATTGCGATGAATGAAATATACAGGGCTGCAAAAAAGGCAGGTTTCTCAGATTCTTGCGCTCTTTATTTTGTCTCTGATAGGGCCACAATGCCGAACTGGGTAATAGGTGATGGCGGAATCATACCTACTATTGATCCTACAGAAGAGGATGAAGATTAAGCGTTGGCTTGTAATATCAGATTTACAAATACCATACCATCATGAGCAGGCAGTCAAGAACGTCATTAAACTTGCAAGACGTGAGAAGTTTGACGAGGTTTTATGTGTTGGCGATGAGATCGACTTTCAAACAATTAGCAAGTGGGCCGATGGCACACCTTTGGCTTACAGTCAAACTCTTAACGAAGATCGTGCAGCTTGTCAAGACATATTATGGGATCTTACCGAGTACAGCAAAAAGGCTAGTGTTATCCGCAGTAATCATACTGATCGCCTTTATAGCACTTTACTAAAAGCACCTGGTCTAATAGGTTTACCAGAGCTGCAATATCCTAAGTTTATGGACTTTGCAAGTATGGGCATTGATTATCACAAGACAGCTTATGAGTTTCACCCTGGCTGGGTATTAGCACATGGCGATGAGGGCAGCATGAGCCAGCATGCAGGTATCACAGCTCTTAACCTTGCTAAAAAATGGGGCAAATCGGTCATAGCAGGACATAGCCATAGACTAGGCATGAGTGCCTATACAGAAGCCATAGGAAGCCATTACAGACCCTTATATGGGGTTGAGGTAGGTAATCTAATG